ATCTACTGTAATTTCCTTAACTGAAAGGTTATTAAACATTATTTTAGGCATTAGTTCTTTGAACTTTTTAAATGCTTCCAAAGAAGTTGACGCTTCAATAGGTATCTCTTTAACCCTATTTGCTATTTGTATGACAACGCGATAAGTACTCATAAATATTTTACTTGAAAATGAACTCCATGTTTTTTATCTAACTGGTAAATAGCTTTCCACTTATTAATTATTTCTTTACGATGCCATCTACTACCAAATACTTCTGAAACAATCAATTCCCCACAATGATACAACCCAATAACACCACTTAATTTAATGGTTTCTGAAATGCCTTTACTCTCTTTTCTACGACCTATAAACCTACCTGAATTGCCGTTTATTGTGCTTGGTGTACTCATTTTTATTTTTGTAGCCCAAAAAAGGCTTGTTTTTTGTTTCGGCTTACCAAAGTACCTAAAACATAGTTAAACGCCAACCTTGCGCATCCTAAGTGGCAAATAACGCTATCCAAACAAATAATCACAATATGCTTTTCTTAATAACCGACAATTCATCATCTTGTCTAACAACCATTAGTTTATTATCTTTTAAAAACTTATCGAATGGTTTAGAGCATAGATAAGGTTGTAGTGATTTGTTTGAAATAATGTAAGCACCATTTGGTTTAGTAGCTAATCTTTTAATGCAGTTTAAATGAATTGAAAGATATACTGATGGGGCTACTTCTGGCTTTTCTTCAAAGAAAACAACTTCTTTAATTTCGGTAATTGGTTCGCCCGAGTATGCCCAGAAACAGGACTCCCCGCAGAAATCACCAACCATTCTTTTATCTGAAACTAATGTTGCACCACAATTTTTACAAGTCATAACTTAAATATTTAAAATCCAAAAACGTAAATAACAAAAACATTATTGTGTATTGGTAGGAATAATTATTTTTAAATTGGCATCATTAATCTTGAAAGTTTTCTTTCTTCTTTCTTTTTAGCTTTTCTTTTTTCATCTCTTATGTGAACACAAGGCTTACAGATATTAACTTTATTATCTCTTGAGCGGGTATCTTTATTGAAACATTCAAGTGGTTTAATCTCTCCACAAGTGTTACATACTTTCTTTTCTGTCATGGTTATTTATTTTTATGTTCAAATCTTGCTTGTTTAGCTTCTAAAACAGCTTCGGCAATGTCGCCGTAGATTAAATATTGATAAGGTATAGGGTATTCATCTGTATAAATCATGCTGTCATAATCTGGGTCTTTAAGCATCCTATCCTTAAACTTAGCATCATCGTGGTTTGGAATACCAACCGACCACTCTATAACATCTTCACCATCACTATCCTTCCAACAAGACAAATAAACATATCCTTTGCATGAAGGGATGCCAATAGCCAACCAAACGTCCTTCCTTGATTCTTCGCATAAGCGAATACACTTATTCTTTTCTTCTTCTGTAAACTTTATTGGCTTTACTTCTACATACATCCCACCATTAAATGTTGGCAACCAAAAATCTGGTAGGTAGCATACTCCATCTTCAAATACATATCCTTCAACTTCGTACTGCCAATCAATATTCATGGCATCAAAAAATACAGCCCATCTTGCTTCAAGGCGGCTTCTGAATTTATACCCTTTGTAAATTGTTTGTATCGCTTTCATTAAAATGGTTCTTTTTCGTAATAATTATTTGATTCATACTGTCTTTTAGTTGGCGCATCTAAGTCAAAAAACTTCATTTTTGACGGGCTAAATCCTACTTTTACTTCTTTAGTTTCCCCATTTCTCCATTTAGAAATAAGCAAATCGGCTTCAAATTCGGTAGAATTGCCATCCTTATCTGTTTCAATGCCTACTTTAAAATCTCTATGTAGGAAAATAACACCATCAGCATCCTGCTCTATTGCGCCGCTTTCTCTCAAATGATGTAGTTGCGGCTTTTTGTTAGTTGATTTTTCAGCTTCTCTATTAAGTTGAGCCAATACAACAACCGGAATATCAAACTCCATTGCCATTAACTTTATGCCTCTTGAAAGTTTACTAACTTCTTGCTCTCTATTGCTATTCATTTTACCATCCCCGTCAACTAATTGCATATAGTCAATGTATAAAATATCAAGTTTTTTTTGATTTATTAGCTGTGATGCTTTGGCTTTAATATCGTGGATATTAACCCCGGTTTTATCTGAAATTTTAATAGGCAGATTAGCTAACTTTTCAAGCTCATGGTAAACCAAATCTCTTTGCTTTTCATCATCCATCCTATTTCTGAAAATTTTATAAAAATCTACATCAGAAACCAAAGCACCCATTCTTGCACCTATTTGAACATTTGGCATTTCAAGTGATATTATACCTACATTCCATCCTTGTTGTGCTTGGTGAATAGCAATAGCATTAAGTAATGCAGACTTGCCTACGCTTGGTCTTGCTGCTAAAACTATCATGTTTGTTTTGGCAAACCCGCCCGTTATCAAATCAAGTTTTGTAAATCCGGTAGTTAAGCCAATAAATTCTTTATCCTTTACTTCATCCATGTGCTTATGAAGTTTTAAAACCACATCAAGCATATCAGACCAATCATTTGAAACCTTTATGGTAAGCAATTCATTTAAACTTCTTTGAAGTGAAGAAATCCTACCAAGAACATCATCATCGCTATCTAAATTAGTTTGAACCTTTACCAACTCCCTTTCAATAAACATTTGCTTTACAATGATGCAATGGGCTTCCATGTTAGCTGTACTACAAACAGAATTAGTGCATTTAGTCATGTAGTAAGGCAAATTCCATTTCTTAATTGCATTAAAATCCTTCTTAGCAATTTTGTCAATTACTGTATGTAAATCAATAGGATAGCTTTCATCCCACATTTCTTTTAGCGTAGTAAAAAGAAATTTATTTTCTTCATAGTAAAAACAATCTTCTGTGAGTATTCCAACGCTTCTTGAAAACGCTGATTTCTCAATAAGAAATGCCCCTATTACCGACATTTCAATATCAACATCGTAGTGGATGTAACGCTTATAAATGCTTTCTGTATTTTTGGACATCTTCTGTTGTTGCTAATTTAGGAATTACTTGAAGTTGAATTACTGGTGCAGGTTTGAAAGTATCTTGCTTATTTATCCAATTCTTAAAATGTCGCTTGTATTCTGCATAATCTTTCCGCAAGCTGCTTTCTCCGGTTATATGCGTATCGTAGTGGTAAAGCCATTTAACCAAAGCATCATTCCCTTTTATCCCTTTTGTCATAAACAACGGTTCGGTAAACATCGTATCTGAAAGTATTTTATCGTGAAAAATATCAAAATCATTTTTTGTCATTTCAGGTATATGACCGTTACTTAGACCTTTACTGTTACTATTACTGTTACTTGGGAGGCTTATAGGGATGCCTTGTAAGGCATCCTCTAAGGGGGCTTTCTTTATTGGTAAATTATTATCATCAATAACTTTATACTTGCGTAATTCTATTAATATGTTCTTATGAGCCTTGTTATTATCACTTAATCCACCGGGGTATTGATGTTCTATAAAATCAGGGAAAAAGAAAGTATCATTAGCGATTTTAATAGCCTTGCCGGTATTAACGAATGATTTATTAAATTCATCTGGTGATATTTCAAATCCTGTAAAATGCCTTGCAGCATCCAAATCAAAATACCAAATGCCGGAAGAAGTGCAATCGCAAATAACATAGCTATAAAAACATTTCATTTTACCAGACAGCCGTTTTACAAACGGACTTTTAAAATAGTTCGTTTCCAAATATCTTATTGGCATCCTATGTATGTATTAAAAAGTAAGTAGTGTAAATAAAAAAAACGGACTAAGCCGTTGCTTTAAATTCCGTTTCGAGAGCTTCATTGATTTTGGCTAAGTTTTCATCAGAAACTTTAAATAACCTTTGTATGAAGCAAGAGTATAGTGTAGCGTAAACAATCCCTGTTTTACGAGAAAGCCATGCTAAATCTCTTTCGTTATCTTTTAACCATTCGAGAATGTCATCTCTTATATCAGCGTCTAATACTTGTTTAGCCATTATAATAATTTTTAAAAATCAAAGGTGGGTATAAAAAATCAAACTACAAAATAAAAAAATATAAAAATAAATTTGGTAGTTTAAAAAACAAGTCTAACTTTACATCGGAAAATAAGGTAGTAGTTAATGCTCAACAAAAACGGCGACTATTTCTATGGTTGCCTTAAATTTTAAAATTCAAATAAATGGGTAAATATAAATTTATAGAAAACGATATTGAAATAACCGGCGATTGGCTTATTGAAAATGGGTTTTCAGTTACTGATTTCAATGTCTATAAAAAAGGTTGCTTAGTGCTTGTTGCCACTACTTTTAAAAATCAGCATAGGCTTAAAGACATTGTATTCTTTCATAAAAAAATAGTATTGAATGGGTGTACATTTAATGATGGAAGTGCAATAAGATATGTTAGCCAAATACCTGTATTGACAGACTTAAAACTTGAACTTATTATCGACAAAATAACAGAATTGAAAACATGGGTTAATACCGAATTGAAACTGCAAGGGTATGAGCATAATTTAATTTTGGATAAAATGGAAGAATTACTTCCTGCCTAATGTTTTTTAAAACAAGGTGGTTGGATAATTCCCAAATGAACTTAGGGAAAACGGCTGATAAACCTAAGAGAGATAGAAAAACAAAGCAGCCTATTTTTAAAACAAGTTATTTGAATGTTGATATGGCGGAAATGGAAGACGCATCGGAATTTAATTTTTAATTGCAGACGATGGGAATAGAGAAACACCGTACTGGTTCGAGTCCAGTTGTCAACACAAGACATTTGATATATTGGTAGTTTGGGTTATGTGGCTCGGAGAAATATTGTAGTGGGGCTGTAACAGGTAACCGCGTGTTTATTTCTCTTTGCAAGCCATCACCAAGAATAAAATCCTTACAGTAGAGTGCAAGCCTTTGCCGTAATCCAACTACTAATTTTTTTTTCATGGTAGTAGTTAATAAGCAAGCATCGGCGGATTGTTTTTACTTTCTGCCTTTTATTTTGTAATTATTTAAAAATCAATTATATGACAGCTAAGGAGAAAGCAAAAGAGTTGGTTAAAGACTTTTATGATTCAGATTATAATATTAGTAATGAAGCAGCTAAACAATGCGCTTTGATAGCTGTTGATGAGGTGTTATTTGAACATGTGCTTTATGGTAATGTTAGGGTAGGTAGATACGAATTTTGGGAATCCGTTAAACAAGAAATAGAAACAATTTAAACCCACAATTAATGCCACAAATCTTCTGGATTTTATTAACCATTATAGTAGTTGGCTTAGTAATTTATTCAGCTAAAAAAAGAAACAAAAAAGAGAATAACATTGATGAACTACCTTCTCTTACAAAAGAACAAAAAGACTTCTTTAGAGGTAAGCCTTTTGATAATGAATGTAGGAATTGGTATGACGATATAAAAGAAAATAAAAATTGAAACTGCGCAATATTTTAAACTCGAATACGTTAATTGGTACATTATGGAAAATGAAAACTTTTGGAATGATGAATTGGTAAAAGAGTTTGTAGGCAAATGCTTGAAACATGATTTTAATGGAGATATAGATGCTTTCAAAAAATCAAAATCAGTAGTTAATAATGAATGGGAGATTGTTTCTTTTGTTGGTAAAAATGGTGAAATATTGCGTGGGGGTGTTGGTGTTTGGTATTATGGATTAACTCATTCAGAATGGTTGGATAAATGCGTTAAAAACCACCCAATACATTCAGTAAGAAGAATAAGTGATGATTCCATTTGGAGTGTTGGAGATAAAATAGTAGGATTTGGAGATTCGCCAACCATAGTTATAGATAAATTTGAAATTGATTATTTTGATAATAGTAAAATATCTGCTTATAGTAAAAACGGTTATGGGAAAGGGTATCAAGTGTGGGGAAAAGCAAAGCAACCATTATTCACAACTAACGATAATAAGGCTATATATAGTTGGCATGAAGTAGTTTGGTTTGTTAATGGTTCATGGTATTTAGGTTCAGAACAAGCGAGTGCTTATGATGTAGAAAAATTAAGTCATTTTACATATTTTTCCACCAAAGAATTAGCAGAAGAATACATACTAATGAATAAGCCTTGTTTAAGTTTAAACGATGTTGTTGAGCATTCCTTGTATGGTACTGATAAGGTTTTGGGAAGATGGAAAAATAATCCGCATTTCCTTAAATTAAAAGAACTTGTAAAAAGTAAATTGTAATGGCAGACAAAACAAACAGTTTAAGATATTTTGCTGAAAACTATTTGAAGATAACAGACCCGAATGGGAATGAAGTAAAATTAAAAGAAGCCGATTTTAGACTTTTGGATATGATGGATAACATAATGAAAAACTATCCTAATGCCGAAGTAAAAAGAGTATGGTGCAGAAATCATTACGAATACGTTGTAATATCAAAATAATGGGATTAGAACAAATACGTTTATTAAAAGCACAAGCATTAATGCCTAAGCAAGCTAAAAGGTACACCATACCTAAAAAATCTGCTAAGAAGATACAACGTGAAAAGGTTGAACAACAAGCTAATTCAGATGATTCAATGGATAAGTTTTTTGAGAAGATGCGTAAAAAAATGGTAGGTACTTGTCAATGTGGGTGCGCACAGCCTTCGCAAAAGAAAGATGATACTTTTTATCGGAACTGCATAGCGCACATATTTCCAAAGCGAACATTTTTAAGCATAGCTACACATGAACTGAATTGGGTGGAAAGAGCGTTTTGGGGTGGATGCCATAGCCAAATGGATGATACAAGTATTGAGCGTTGGAAAAACTTTGCTGATTGGGAAGATATTAAAGAACGTTTCCACATACTTGCACCACTTCTTACAGACGAAGAAAGAGCGTCAAAATTTTACCATAATCTTGAAAACTTAATTTATAAACCATGAGATACATACTACTTGCTAAATATTTTATTATAATAGTATCTTCTATTTTTATAGTACTCGTGTTTTCTTTTTTACCCATAATTATTGAGGTGAATATGTTTCGTATTAATCAAAAAAATCCGTTGTGGACATTATTCGTAATAATACAAACGGTTGCGATGTGCTTACTATCCATAGTTGCAATCATTAAGGTTAATGAAAATATTTTTAATGAGTATGAAAATTAAAAAAATGAAAAAGACAATAGGGATTATATTAATACTTCTTTTTAATGGATGTGTTGCTTTTGGGCAAACAGGAGTTATTACTGGCATTTCTGATACTGGTTATATCACATTAAATGGTGGTGAAAGTTTTATAAGCAAGTTGCCTTATAAAAGATGGGATGCGCTTTATGAAAACACACAATACGATACCATACGTTGCCTTATGATTGTTTGTGATACAATGCACTATACCAATTATACACCTTCGCTTAATAGAGATAATTATTTTGATAAAAGTGGTGTTGTGGTTTGGGTAGGGGGGTACGAAGTAATAGAAAAGCCAAAACCATTTCCCCTTTCTACGTATGCAGGGAATAGCAATATTTACTTAACGACAAGTGGGCATATTGCATGGCTTGATGCAGATAAAAAAGAACTCCAAAAAAACATAATCGTATGGCAATCAAAATAACAATCATAACACTATTGCTAACTTCTATTTTCTATTCAGCTAATAGTCAAACATACGCATCATTCAATGGTGGTATAGCTATAAACAAAGGAATGGTAGCATCAATAGGAGTAGGTAGTAAGACAAACTTTGGATTAACATTTAACGGTGAAATAAGACCACTTGTATCTAATTCACAACCTGCTTTATTTGGACTTCATACAGGCTATGAATACAACACTTTTGAAATAGGATATGCAGGTTACTACGTTATATATTCAACAGATAAAATAACAGAAGATACCCGTAAAAACGTTTGGAGTAATGGGGCTTATTTACGTAAGTACTTCTTTGATAAATTTTACATTGAGTATCAATATAACACTAAAGACTTTCATTTTTTAACCGTTGGAATAAGAGAATTTATAAATTGATTATATGAATTTAGCATCTGCACAAAGAATTCTAAAGATTGAGCCTATTGATGGGGCTGATATGATTGTTAAGGCAACTATTTTGGGTTGGGAAATTGTGGTTAAGAAAGACGAATATAAGGTTGGCGATTTATGCAGCTATATTCAGATTGATACGGTTGTGCCTGAATTGCCGGAGTTTGAGTTTTTAAGAGAAAGAAAGTTTCGGGTTAGAACCATTAAACTACGCAAACAGATTTCGCAAGGGCTTATTGTTCCTTTGCCAAAAGGTAAATGGAATGAAGGAGATGATTTAACAGAGGCATTAGGTGTTAAGAAGTTTGAAAAGATTGACAACAATCCTGCGCTTTATGAAAAACCAAGAGTACCTAAAAAGTGGTATAAGAAATGGGTTTACTTATTCAAGTATAATTTTCTATTCAAGGCGTTTCCAAAGTTGCAGCGTAAAAGCAGAAGTACGTTCCCTAAACATTTGGTCGGTATTACTGATGAAGAAAGAATACAGAATATGCCACAGGTGCTTACTTCTTATGCAGGGAAAGAGTTCGTTGTTTCTTATAAACTTGACGGTTCAAGCATTACTATTATTCATTCAAAAGTATTAGGCAAAAGCAAGTTTAGAATATGCAGCAGAAAGTTTGAATTGCATGATAAAACAAACGATTGGTATAGGGTTTTTACAAGTACAGATTTCAGATACGAAATATTAAAACTTGTTAAGCATTTTAATACAAATGATATTATTGTTCAAGGTGAGGCTATCGGTAAATTCAATGGCAACCACCATAACTTGCAAAAAGAGCAAATAAGACTATTCAATATTTATGTAAACGGCAAACGGTTAAATCAAAAAGATTTCATTTCAACTTGTTTAAAAAACAATATACCACATTGCCCACTTTATAAAGAAGTTACCTTATCTCATTCTTTACCGGAAATACTTAAAGAATCAGAAATAAAAGATATTCTAAATCCAAATGTAGAAGCAGAAGGACTTGTTTGGAGATGTGTTGAAGATAACCTTAGTTTTAAAGTTCTGAATAACAAATACCTTCTAAAAGAACAGTAAAAATGAAAACAATAAATTAATTATATTAATACCAATAATAACCTAAAGTGAAAATAACAATATCATACAAGACGGAAGAAATAGATACTGATACTTTCAATGAAAAAGAACAAGCTATTTATCAAGCAGGAGTTAATGCTGGGTATAAGCAAAAGCGAAAAGACTTCTCAATGATGCTAATTGGTATAGCGGCATTAGTTTTTTTGATTATGATTATTTGTTCTTGTTCAGCCAATGCCCAAAAGAAAACATACGAAGGTTTATTTAATGGTAACTCAATAGCTACTTATTCATTATGCTTTGCAGGTGGGATATCTGATGGTCTAAATGATTGCGTAGTAGCTAATAAGTTTTATTATGCAGACTTTTGGGGTTATGCTGATTGGCAAAAGCATGGGAATATGGATGGGTTTCATGCAACTAAACTGGCAACGC